GGTCAGTCCTCCCGAGGCTGATTCTGGGGAAGGTTAGCATTCCTCTTTGCGCGAGCGCGACAGCGAAGGGGGGGCGCTGCCCCCCGTCGCGCGGCGCGCGACTCCCCCCGGGATATTTGGGGCAAGGCAAAGCGGGGCGTTGCAGCCTCCGGCTGGAGTGTTGCGCGGGTGTTGCGCGGTCAAAGACCTGTAAATGCTGGTTTACGGAGGGTTGAGCGCGCGGTGCTGGGGCGAGTCGTTGACCAGGCGCTCTCCTCAGGGTAGAACAACCACATGCTGGGAGAGGTGGGCAAGCGGCCGAGGGGGCAACCCCGGCCGCTTGTTTCGTCTCTTGCGCCCGTGCGGACACCACGAGGCAGGACAAGCAGAACAATGACGGTGATCGACGATCTGCGCCACGCGGCGCCGGACGCAACGCACAGCCTCGCCGCCGCGACCGGCGGCGAGGGCCGGGAAGACGCCTCGCTGGGCGTCGCCTTCGACCTCGCCGAGAGCCTGTTTCTGGGCTGCGCGGCCGACCTCGAGCGGATCGAGCGGCGGCTGCGGAACGCCGAGGCCGAGGGCTGCGACGAGGCGGTCAAGGTGGCGCGCGCACTGCGCGGCGCGACCGAGAAGATGCTGGAGGAGAGAAACCGTGTCGACAAGCTTCGCAGACAGGTCGCCGGTGTGGTCGAGGGGGCGGGAAGCCTCGACCTCAACGCCGCCCGGCACGAGATCGGGCGCCGCCTGGCTTGCCTCCGCCGCGCCGGAGGAGGTGGATGAGTTCCTGCTCGGCTTGAGCGACAACGCGCTGGCGGCGCTGCCGTGGCTGTTCGAGTTCTGGGCGCTGCCGCATCAGCTGCCGCCCGAGGGCGACTGGAAAAGCTGGGTCATCATGGGCGGGCGCGGCGCGGGCAAGACCCGCGCCGGGGCCGAATGGGTGCGGGCGCAGGTCGAGGGGCCGACGGCGGGCGCGCCGGGGCGCGCGCGGCGGGTGGCGCTGGTGGGGGAGACCTTCGATCAGGCGCGCGAGGTGATGGTGATGGGGGAGAGCGGGATTCTGGCCTGCTCGCCCCCCGACCGGCGACCGGTGTGGGAAGCCACGCGGCGGCGGCTGGTTTGGGCCAACGGCGCTGTGGCCACCGTCTATTCGGCGCATGAGCCGGAGGCCCTGCGGGGGCCGCAGTTCGATGCGGCCTGGGTGGATGAGCTGGCGAAGTGGAAGAAGGCCGAGGAGACCTGGGACATGCTGCAGTTCGCGCTGCGGCTGGGCGAGCATCCGCAGCAGGTGGTCACGACCACGCCGCGGAACGTGGGGGTGCTGAAGCGGATCCTCGGGAATGCGTCCACGGTGACGACGCATGCGCCGACGGATGCGAACCGGGCCTATCTGGCGGAGAGTTTTCTGGCCGAGGTCGAGAGCCGCTATGGCGGCACGCGGCTGGGGCGGCAGGAGCTGGAGGGGGTGCTTCTCGACGATGTCGAGGGAGCGCTGTGGACGACGCGGATGCTGGAGGCGTGCGGGATCGGGGAGGCGCCGAAGCTGGACCGGGTGGTGGTCGCGGTCGACCCGAGCGTGACGGCGGGGCGCGGCAGCGACGAATGCGGGATCGTGGTCGCGGGGGTCGTGGCGCAGGGCGAGCCCTCGGCGTGGCGGGCCTTTGTGCTGGAGGATGCGAGCGTCCGGGGCTCGCCGGTGGACTGGGCGAAGGCGGCGATCGCGGCGCGGGACCGCTGGGCGGCCGAGCGGCTGGTGGCCGAGGTGAACCAGGGCGGCGATCTGGTCGAGAGCGTGCTGCGGCAGGTCGATCCGCTGGTGCCGTTTCGGGGACTCAGGGCGGCGCGCGGCAAGGGGCTGCGGGCCGAGCCGGTGGCGGCGCTCTATGAGCAGGGGCGGGTGCGGCACCTGCGGGGGCTGGGCGCGCTGGAGGATCAGATGTGCCAGATGACAGTGCGCGGCTGGGAGGGGCGGGGCAGCCCCGACCGGCTGGATGCGCTGGTCTGGGCGGTCCATGAGTTGGTGATCGAGCCGGCGGCGGGCTGGCGGCGGCCGCAGGTGCGGATGCTGTAGCGTCCCGCGGTTTCGGGCGCTGCTCCCGAAGATGGATATTTGAGGACAGAAGAAGGGGCTGGCCATTTGGCTGGCCCCTTCGCGTTTGGGATGGAGGGTCGCGCGATGGCGCTGAGACTGTTCGGGCGGGGCGAGCGGGCCCCGTCACAGGCGGAAGTGCCGGCGGCGCCGGAGCGGAAGGCCTCGGCCGCGGGGCGTGTGGTGGCGCTGGCGACCGGGTCGGGTCGCGTCGCCTGGAGCGCGCGGGACACGGCGAGCCTGACGCGGACGGGGTTCACGGCGAACCCGGTGGGGTTCCGCACGGTGAAGCTGATCGCGGAGGCGGCCGCCGCCGTGCCGCTGGTGTGTCAGGACGAGGCGCGGCGCTACGAGACCCATCCGGTCCTTGACCTGCTGCGCCGGCCGAACCTTGGGCAGGGGCGGGCGGAGCTGTTCGAGGCGCTCTACGGGCAGATGCTGCTCTCGGGGAGCGGGTTTCTGGAGGCGGTGGGCGCGCGGCCGGACGGGGTGCCGGAGGAGCTGCACGTCCTGCGCTCGGACCGGATGGCGGTGGTGCCGGGGACGGACGGCTGGCCGGAGGCCTGGGAGTATCAGGTCGGCGGGCGCAAGGTGCTCTTCGACATGACCGGCTCGCCCGATCCGGTGTGCCACGTCAAGGCGTTCCATCCGCAGGACGACCATTACGGGTTGTCGCCCATGCAGGCGGCGGCGGTGGCGGTGGATGTCCACAACAGCGCCTCGGCCTGGTCGAAGGCGCTGCTGGACAACGCCGCCCGGCCTTCCGGTGCGATGGTCTATCGCGGGGTGGACGGGCAGGGGGTGCTGAGCCCTGAGCAGTTCGAGCGGCTGCAGTCCGAGATCGAGATGCATCATCAGGGCGCGCGAAATGCCGGCCGGCCGATGCTGCTGGAGGGCGGGCTCGACTGGAAGCCGATGGGGTTCTCGCCCGCGGACATGGAGTTCCACCAGACCAAGGCCTCGGCGGCGCGGGAGATCGCGCTGGCCTTCGGGGTGCCGCCGATGCTGCTGGGGATACCGGGCGACCTGACCTACGCCAATTACGCCGAGGCGAACCGGGCCTTTTACCGGCTGACGGTCCTGCCCTTGGCGACGCGGGTGGCGGCGGCGGTGGCCTGGTGGCTTTCGGAGCATCTGGGGGCGGAGGTCATGCTGAAGCCGGACCTCGACCAGATCCCGGCGCTCGCCGACGAGCGCGACCAGCACTGGCGGCGGGTGGCGGCGGCGGATTTTCTGACCCCGGCCGAGAAGCGCGCGGCGCTGGGGCTGCCGCCGATCGCGGGTGCCTGAGGTGGAGGGGTCGCGCTTCACCCCGCCCGGCTGGCACGAGCACCGCTTCGAGACGCAGGAGCGGATCATGGCGCTGCAGTTCGGGCAGGTCGAGAAGCGGCTCGAGCGGATCGAGCTGCTGATGGGGGCGCTGGAGAAGCGGCTCTGGGTGACGGTCTACGGCGTCGTCGCTGTGATCCTCACCCAGGCTGTGCAGGGCATTCTGGATTACGTTCCGAAAGGGGGCTGACCCATGCGGCTGACGGACTGGGGACTGGAGACGAAATACGCCGCGGCGGCGCCGGCGCCGGTGCTGACCGGGGGCCGGGTGATCGACGGCTATGCGAGCCTCTTCGGCGTGCCGGATCAGGGCGGCGACGTGGTGCGGCCGGGCGCCTATGCGGCGGGGCTGGCGCGGCTCGCGGCGGGAGCAGGGCGGGTGCGGATGCTGTGGCAGCACGACCCGGCGGCGCCGATCGGGGTCTGGGACGAGATCGCCGAGGACGAGCGGGGCTTGCGCGTGAAGGGGCGGCTGCTGACCGAGGTGGCGCAGGCCCGCGAGGCGGCGGCGCTGATCGAGGCGGGGGCGATCGAGGGGCTCTCGATCGGCTACCGCACGATCCGCGCCGAGCGCGACGACAAGGGCCACCGGGCGCTCAGCGAGGTGGAGCTGTGGGAGGTGTCGCTGGTGACCTTCCCGATGCTGCCGGAGGCGCGGCTGGCGGCCACCAAGGCGGCGGGCGAGCCCGAGGCGGCGGCGCTGGCGGGGGTCTTCGCCCGCGCGGCGGCAGCCCTGCGGATCGCCTGACGCAAGATTTCCGACAAGGAGGAGAGAGCGATGACCGAGGCAAGGGCCGCGGCCGAGGCGGGCATGCCCGCCACCGACCTGCACCGGGCGGTCGAGGAGTTCGTGGGCGAACTCAAGACCTTCCGCACTGACATTCACAACCGTCTGATAGCACAGGACACCCGCATGACGATGCTCGACCGCAAGGCCGCGTTCCGCGGCCGCTCGCCCCTCTCGACCGACGCGCAGGCCGAGGCCCCGCACCAGAAGGCCTTCGCGGCCTATGTCCGCTCCGGCGACGAGGACGCGCTGCGCGGCCTCGGGGTCGAGCAGAAGGCGATCTCGGTCGCCGACGGGGGCTTCCTGATGCCGCCGCAGGTGGCGGAAACGGTGCAGTCGGCGCTGCGCGCGGCCGGTTCGCTGCGCGCTATCGCCAATGTCGTGCAGGTCGAGGGTTCGAGCTACGATGTGCTGGTCGAGACGGGCGACACCGGCACCGCCTGGGCCAACGACATCGCCGCCACGGCGGAGACGGCGGCGGCGGGCGTGTCGCGCATCACCGTGCCGCTGCATGAGCTGTCGGCGATGCCGAAGGCCAGCCAGCGGCTGCTGGACGACGCGGCCTTCGACGTCGAGGCCTGGCTGGCCGAGCGCATCGCTGACCGGTTCGGCCGCGCCGAGGCCGCGGCCTTCATCAACGGCGACGGCAGCGACAAGCCGCGCGGGTTGACGCGGGTGCCGCAGGGTCCGGCGAACAGCAACGACCCGGCGCAGATCGGCACCCTGCCCGAGGGCTTCGAGCCGGACTACGCGGACGAGACGCTGATCTCGCTCGTCTATGCGCTGCATCCGGCCTATCGCGCCAATGCCTGCTTCGTCATGAGCTCAAAGACGGCGGCGGCGCTGCGGCGGATGAAGGACGCGGACGGGCGGTTCCTCTGGGCCGACACCCTCGCGCAGGGAGAGCCGGCGCGGCTGCTGGGATACCCGGTGATGATCTCGGAGGACATGCCGGAAGCCGGCCCCGGCGCTGCGGCGCTGTTCTTCGGCGATTTCCGCGCCGGCTACACGGTGGCCGAGCGGCCCGAGCTGCGCGTGCTGCGCGATCCCTTCTCGGCCAAGCCGCATGTGCTCTTCTACGCGACCAAGCGCGTTGGCGGCGCGGTCACAGACGGGCGCGCGATCAAGCGGCTGAACTTCGCCTGATCCACGGGCGAGGCGGGGCCGCGCAACACGACGCGCAGGCTGGTCCAGCTGTCCGCGCGCAACGGCCCGCGCGCGGGCGCGCGGCCCCGACATCGCCGCCGAAGCCGCCCGCGCGGGGCGGCCATTGCGTGCCCCGTGGCTTGGGCGTGGGACGGGAGGTCCAGGAGATGATGCTAGTCGAGGAGACGGCCCCGCCGGCAGAGGCGCTGCCGGTGGCGGGGCTCAGGGCGCATCTGCGCCTCGGGTCGGGCTTCGCCGGAGGGGTGGATGCGGCCGAGGACGCGGCGCTCGCCTCGTTCCTGCGCGCAGCCATCGCGGCGATCGAGGCGCGCACCGGCAAGGTGCTGCTGCGCCGCCGTTTCCGCATGCGGATTGAGGACTGGCGCGAGCCGGAATGCCAGCCGCTGCCGCTGGCGCCGGTCGCCTCGGTGGACGAGGTGGTGGTGACGGATCGGCGCGGCGTGGAGCGCGCGGTCGAAGCGGAGGCCTGGCGGCTGGTGCCGGACAACCAGCGGCCGCTGTTGCGCGGGGCGGGCCTGTCGCTGCCGGTGGTGCCGGCGGGCGGGTTCGTGACGATCACGTTCACCGCGGGATTCGGCAGCGGCTGGGAGGCCATTCCGCCGGATCTGGCGCATGCGGTGATCCTGCTGGCGGCGCAATACCATGACGACCGCGGCGCGGCCGGTCTTGGCGCGGCGCTGCCGTTTCCGGTGGCGGCGCTGATCGAGCGCTGGCGCGCAGTGCGGGTGCTGACCGGCAGGGTCGCGCGATGAGGCGGGTGCAGCCGGATGTGGCGCTGGTGCTGGAGGCGCCGCTGAGGATCGCGGACGGGCTCGGCGGCCAGGTCACGCAATGGGTGGCGCGCGGGCAGCTCTGGGGCGCGATGGACGCGGGCTCGGGGCGCGAGGCGCGGGGCGAGGCGGGGGCGGCGAGCGTGGTCGCCTGGCGCATCACGGTGCGGGCGGCGCCGCCGGGTGATCCGCGAAGGCCGAGGCCGGGCGAGCGGCTGCGGCTGGGGCCGCGGATCTTCCGCATCGAGGCGGTGGCCGAGGACGGGCCCAGGGGGCGCTGGCTTGTCTGTCACGCGAAAGAGGAGGGCGGCGCATGAGCTTCATGGCGTCCATCGCGCTGCAGGGCGCGGTCTATGAGCGGCTGCGGGACGATCCGGCGGTCGCGGCCCTAGTGGGCGATGCGGTCTACGACGCCATGCCGGTGAGCCCGCCCTCGGGCACGCATGTGTCGCTGGGGCCGGAGGTGGTTCGCGATGCGGGCGACATGACGGCGGCGGGGTCGGAGCATGATTTCACCGTCTCGGTGCTGAGCGGCGCGGATCAGGACAATGGCGGCTTCGGCGGCGTCAAGGCCGCCGCCGCCGCGGTGGCCGCGGCGCTGGAGGGCGGCGAGGCGCTGGCGCTGTCGCGTGGCCGGCTGGCGGGACTGTGGTTCCTGCGCGCGAATGCGCGGCGGACGGAGAACGGGGCGGGGCGACGGGTCGACTTGACCTTCCGCGCCCGCGTGGACCTGGGTTGAGGAGGACGGCTGATGCCGGTGCAGAACGGACGCGACCTGCTGATCAAGATGGACATGACCGGCAACGGGCAGTTCGAGACGGTCGCGGGGCTCAGGGCCACGCGGCTCGGCTTCAACGCCGAGACGGTTGACGTGACGAGCCTCGACAGCACCGGGCGCTGGCGCGAGCTGCTGGGCGGGGCCGGGGTGAGGTCGGCCACGATCTCGGGCTCGGGCGTGTTCCGCGACGCGGGGTCGGACGCGCGGATGCGGCAGGTCTTCTTCGACGGCGAGGCGCCGCGCTGCCAGGTCATCATCCCGGATTTCGGGACGGTGGAGGGGCCGTTCGTCATCACCGGGCTGGAATATGCCGGGACCTGGAACGGCGAGGCGACCTATGAGCTGACGCTGGCCTCGGCGGGCGCGCTCGGGTTCCTCGCGGATGCCGCGGTGGGCCCGTGAGCGGTGCGAACCCGCATGCGGGGGAGGTGGAGGTCGTGCTCGACGGGCAGCCGTGGCGGGCGCGGCTGACGCTGGGCGCGCTCGCGGGGCTCGAGGCCGATCTGGGGGCCGAGAGCATGATCGCGCTGATAGAGCGGTTCGAGGGCGGCGGCTTCTCGACCCGCGACGTGCTGGCGGTGCTGGTCGCGGGGCTGAGGGGGGGCGGCTGGCAGGGGCAGGCGGCCGACCTCGTGACGGTCGAGATCGGGGGCGGGCCGCTGGGCGCCGCGCGGGCGGCGGCGGAGCTGATCGCGCGCGCCTTCCGCATCGCGGCGTGAAGCCGCGGGGGCTGGACTGGCCGGGGCTGATGCGGGCTGGGATCGCCGGGCTGGGGCTGAAGCCGGCGGAGTTCTGGGCGCTGACCCCGGCGGAGCTGGCGCTGATGCTGGGGATCGATCCGGGGGGCGCGGGCGGTGGCATGAGCCGCGCGCGGCTCGACGAGCTGGCGGCGCGGTTTCCCGACGCTGCGCGCGACAACTGAGAGGAGGGCGGCCGATGGCCGATCAGGACGGGCTGGACCGGCTGGAGCAGGGATTTGCCAACTCGGGGCGCATCTCCGCCGAGTTCGAGGCGGAGCTGGCGCGGCTGCGGCAGTCCATGCTCTACACCGGGCGCGAGACGGGGCAGCTGGCGGCCGGGATCGGCGGCGGGCTCAGGCGGGCCTTCGACGGGCTCGCGCTCGACGGCATGAAGCTCAGCGACGCGCTGAAGGGGATCGCGCGGAGCCTGGTGGATACGGCCTACAGCATTGCCATGAAGCCGGTGCAGCAGGCGCTGGGCGCGGCGGTGGCGAACGGGATGAACGCCATGATCGGCGGCATCGGCGCGCCGACGCCCTTCGCGCGGGGCGGCGTCTTCACCGAGGGGCGGGTGATGCCGTTTGCGCGGGGCGGGATCGTTTCGCAGCCGACGCATTTCCCGATGCGCGGCGGCACCGGGCTGATGGGCGAGGCGGGGCCGGAGGCGATCATGCCGCTGCGGCGGGGGGCCGATGGCCGCCTGGGGGTCGCGGCGGCGGGGTCAGCAGGCCGCGCGGTCAACGTGACGATCAACGTCTCGACCCCGGATGTCGCCGGCTTCTCCCGCAGCCAGAGCCAGATCGCCCAGCAGATGCGCCGCGCGCTTGCCCGCGGCGAGCGCAATTCGTGAGGAAAACATGGCCTTCCACGAGATCCGCTTTCCCCCGAAACTCAGCTTCGGCTCGCTCGGCGGCCCCGAGCGGCGCACCGAGATCGTCGCGCTGACGAACGGCTTCGAGGAGCGCAACACGCCCTGGGCGCATTCGCGGCGGCGCTATGACGCGGGGCTAGGGCTGCGCTCGCTCGACGATGTGGCGGAGCTGGTGGCCTTCTTCGAGGCGCGCGGCGGGCAGCTGCACGGTTTCCGCTGGAAGGACTGGGCCGACTACAAGAGCTGCGCGCCGTCGCGGGTGCCGGCGGCGCAGGACCAGATGCTGGGGCAGGGGGACAGCGCGCGGACGGCGTTTGCGCTGCACAAGGCGTATGTCTCCGGGCCGGGGCGGTACGTGCGGCCGGTGGTGAAGCCGGTGCAGGGCACGGTGCGGATCGCGGTTGGCGGCGACGAGCTGCGCGAGGCGGTGCACTGGAGCCTCGACTACGCGACGGGGGTCGTCACCTTCGCCGAGCCGCCGGGCGACCGGGCGGCGGTCACGGCGGGGTTCGAGTTCGACGTGCCGGTGCGCTTCGACACGGATCATGTGGCGGTCTCCGTGGCCTCGTTCGAGGCCGGGAGCATGCCCGACGTGCCGGTGATCGAGGTGCGGACATGAGCGGGGTCACGACGACGCGGGCGCGGGCCTGGGCGGTCAAGCGGGGCGATGGGCTGGTGCTGGGGTTCACGGACCACGATGCGGCGCTGAGCTTCGAGGGCATCCGCTTCCGGCCCGAGACAGGCATGAGTGCTGCGGCGGTGATGCAGAGCGCGGGGCTGGCGGTCGACAACAGCGAGGTCGCGGGGATGCTCACGGACGACGCGATCACCGAAGCCGACCTCGCCGCGGGGCGCTGGGACGGGGCCGAGGTGCGGTTCTGGGAGGTGGACTGGACGGCGGTCGACGAGCGACGGCTGATGTTTCGCGGCTCGCTGGGCGAGATCACGCGCAAGGGGGCGTCGTTCCGGGCCGAGCTGCGGGGGCTGGCCGAGGCGCTGAACCGGCCCTGCGGGCGGGTCTATCACACGCGCTGCTCGGCGTTGCTGGGGGACGGCGCCTGCCGGGTGAACCTCGACGCGCCGGGGTATCGGGGGGAGGCGGTGGTGGCCGCGGTGGAGGAGGAGACGCGCATCACGCTGCTGGCGCTGCCGGGGCATGACGCGGGGTGGTTCGAGCGCGGGGTGCTGGAGGCGCTGGACGGTGCCGCGAAGGGGCTCTCGGGGAGCATCAAGCGGGACGTGGCGCGCGCGGATGGCGGGCGCGAAGTGGAGTTGTGGGCGGGACTGCGGGCGGGGCTCGCGCCGGGGGACCGGGTAAGGCTGACGGCGGGGTGCGATCGGCGGGTTGAAACCTGTCGGTTGAAGTTCAACAATCATCTGAACTTCCGCGGCTTTCCTCACCTGCCGAGCGAGGACTGGCTGACGGCGCCCTCGGCGGCGGCGACCCGCGGGAGGAGGGCATGAGCCTCGCGGCCGCGATTGTCGAGGAAGCGCGGGCCTGGATCGGGACGCCCTATGTGCATCAAGCTTCGGTGAAGGGCGCGGGGGCGGACTGCCTCGGGCTGCTGCGCGGGATCTGGCGGGCGCGGCTCGGGCCGGAGCCGGAGGCGGTGCCGCCCTATTCGCCCGACTGGGGCGAGACCGGCGCAGCGGAGCTGCTGGCGGGCAGCGCGGCGCGGCATCTGCTGCCGGTCGCGTCCTCGGCGCCGCTGGCGCCGGGGCAGGTCCTGCTGTTTCGCATGCGCGACGGCGCGGTGGCCAAGCATCTCGGCATCCTCGCCGAGGCGGGCGCCGCCCCGAGCTTCGTTCACGCCTATGAGCGGCATGGCGTGGTCGAGAGCCCGCTGTCGCAGCCCTGGCGCGCGCGGATTGCCGCGCGGTTCACCTTTCCGGGCGCCTGACGCCCAGCCTTTTCCGGGAGGAAGCGATGGCGACGATTCTGCTGTCCGCAGTCGGGGCGTCCATCGGCGCCGGCATGGGCGGGACGATGCTGGGCCTGTCGACCGCCGTCATTGGCCGCGCGGTCGGGGCGACGGTGGGGCGGATCCTGGACCAGCGGCTGCTGGGCTCGGGGTCGCAGGCGGTCGAGACCGGGCGGATCGACCGGCTGCGGCTGCAGAGCGCGGGCGAGGGCACGCCGATCGCGCGCATCTGGGGGCAGATGCGGGTGCCGGGGCATGTGGTCTGGGCAGCGCCGCTGGAGGAGGTGCGCCGCACAACGGGCGGGGGCGGGGGCAAGGGCGCGCCGTCGGGGCCGGAGGTGACGGAGATCAGCTATCGGCTGAGTGCGGCCTTTGCGCTGTGCGAGGGACCGATCGCGGGCGTGGGGCGGGTCTGGGCCGATGGGGAGGAGGTGGACCCGGCGGAGCTGGGGCTGCGGGTCTATCCGGGTGACGAGGCGCAGCTGCCCGATCCCTGCCTTGCGGCGCATCTGGGCGAGGCGGCGCCGGCGTTCCGCGGCATCGCCTATGTGGTGGCGGAGGGGCTGAGCCTCGAGCGCTGGGGGAACCGCGCGCCGCTGCTGACCTTCGAGGTGACGCGGCATGTGCCGGGCGGGCACGGCCTCGCGCAATGCGTCGAAGGCGTGGCGATGATTCCGGGGACCGGGGAATACGCGCTGGCGACGACGCCGGTGGAGGTTGACCTGGGCCTCGGCGAGACGCGCGTGGTCAACCGCAACACGGTGGCGGGGCCGACGGATTTCGCGGCCTCGCTTGGGACACTGACGCGCGAATTGCCGCGGGCGAATGCAGTGGCGCTGGTGGTGTCGTGGTTCGGGGACGACCTGCGCTGCGGTGAATGCACGGTGCAGCCGAAGGTCGAGAACGACACCGATGCGAGCATGGTGTGGCGCGCGGGCGGGGTCTCGCGGGCAGAGGCCGGGCGGGTGGCGCAGGTGGACGGCAGCCCGATCTATGGCGGCACGCCGGCCGACCGTTCGGTGATCGAGGCGATCCGCTGGATGAGGGCGCGCGGGCGGCACGTCACCTTCTACCCGTTCATCCTGATGGAGCAGCTGGAGGGGAACCGGCGGCCCGATCCCTGGAGCGGAGCGGCCGATCAGCCGGTGATGCCGTGGCGGGGGCGGATCACGACCGCGGCGGCCGCCGGGCGGCGCGGCAGCACGGACGGGACGGCTGCGGCGGCGGACGAGGTGGCGGCGTTCTTCGGGTCGGCGCAGCCGGAGCATTTCGCGCGTGTGGGCGGCCAGGTGCGCTACAGCGGGCCCGACGAGTGGCGCTATCGCCGCTTCATCCTGCATTACGCGCATCTCTGCGCCGAGGCGGGGGGCGTGGATGCCTTCCTGATCGGCTCGGAGATGGTCGCGCTGACGCAGGTTCGCGGCCCCGGCGGCAGCTATCCGGCGGTGGCGGCGCTGCGGCGGCTGGCGGTGGAGGTGCGGGCGATCCTCGGGCCGGAGGTGAAGCTGAGCTATGCGGCCGACTGGAGCGAATATGCCGGGCACATGCCGGGCGGGGGCGAGCGGCGGTTCCATCTCGACCCGCTCTGGGCCGACGATGCGATCGATTTCATCGGCATAGACAACTACATGCCGCTGACCGACTGGCGCGAGGGCGAGACGCATCTCGACGCCGTGTGGCGGCGGATCGACGATCCCGACTACCTGCGCGCAGGGGTCGCGGGGGGCGAGCTTTACGATTGGTATTACGCCGACCCGGCGCATCGCGACGCGCAGATCCGCACGCCGATCACCGACGGCGCGCATGGCGAGGCGTGGATCTGGCGGCAGAAGGACCTGCGCGGCTGGTGGGAGAACCCGCATCACGAGCGGGACGCCTCGGGGCGGCGGGCGGCGCAGCCGACGGCATGGGTGCCGCGCAGCAAGCCGTTCTGGTTCACGGAATACGGCTGCGCGGCGCTCGACAAGGGGACCAATCAGCCGAACAAGTTCCTCGACGCGCGCAGTTCGGAGTCGATGCTGCCCTTCTACTCGGACGGCGGCCGCGACGACGCGGTGCAGGCCGCCTATGTGCGGGCGGTGGTCGAGCACTGGCGCGATCCGGCGAACAACCCGGTCGGTCCGGCGGGGCGCATGGTGGACACGGCGCGGATGCATGTCTGGTGCTGGGACGCGCGGCCCTGGCCGGCGTTTCCGGCGCGGACCGACCTTTGGACCGACGGGCCGGCCTGGGCCCGCGGGCATTGGCTGAACGGGCGCGCGGGGGCGGTGCCGCTGGCGGATGTGGTGGTTGAGATCTGCCGCGCGGCCGGGGTCACGGCGATCGATGCCTCGCGCCTTTCGGGCGTGGTGCGCGGCTATGCGGCGCAGTGGGACGAGACGCCGCGGGCGCTGCTGCAGGCGCTGATGCTGGTGCATGGCTTCGACGCCGTCGAGGCCGACGGGCTGCTGCGGTTCCGCATGCGGGACGGGCGGGTTGACGCCGTGGTCGGGTCCGACGATCTCGCGGAGGCCGAGGGGCTGGCGCAGCCGGAACTGGCGCGGGCGCCGGAGGCGGAGCTGTCGGGCCGGGTGCGGGTGAGCCATCTGGAGGCGGGAACCGATTACGAGACCTGCACCGCCGAGGCGATCCTGCCCGACAGCCGCGCGACGACGCTGGCGACGGACTCGGAGTTCGCGATGGCGCTGACGCGGGGCGAGGGGCGCAGCCTCGCCGAGCGCTGGCTGGCCGAGGCGCGAGTGGCGCGGGACGGCGTGCGGCTGGCGCTGCCGCCCTCGCGCGCGGCGGGGCTGTCGCCAGGGGACGTGCTGCGGCTGGAGGCGGGCGCGGGTCCCGCGGGGCGGTGGCGGATCGACCGTCTGGAGCGGGCGGGCGCCGTCACGATCGAGGCCGTCAGGGTGGAGCCGGGCCTCTATCGCGCGCGGGCAGAGGGGGATGTGCCGGGCGCGATGCGCCTCTTCGTGCCGCCGATCCCGGTGCTGGCCGAGTATCTCGACCTGCCGCTGCTGCGCGGCGACGAGGTGCCGCACGCGCCGCATGTGGCGATCAGCGCGACCCCTTGGCCGGGGAGCGCCGCAGTCTACAGCGCGCCGGAGGCGGAGGGCGGCTTCACGCTGAACCGCCTGGTGACGCGGCCCTCGGTGGTGGGCGTGACCCTGAACGCCTTGCTGGCGGCGCGGCACGGCGTGATCGATCGCGGGCCGGCGCTGCGGGTGCAGGTCAAGGGCGGCGCGTTGCGGTCTGCCTCGATGGCGGCCCTGCTCGGCGGGGCCAATGCGCTGGCCATCGGCGACGGCACGCCGGACGGCTGGGAGGTGCTGCAGTTTGCCACCGCGACGCTCGCGGCGCCGGGGGTGTGGGAGCTGTCGGCGCGGCTGCGCGGGCAGGCAGGGACCGACGCGCTGATGCCGGAGGTCTGGCCGGCGGGCAGCCATGTGGTGCTGCTCGACGGGGCGCCGGTGCAGCTCGATCTGCCGCCCTCGGCGCGAGGGCAGCTGCGCAGCTGGAGCGCGGGACCGGCCCTGCGGGGCGTGGCGGATGCGAGCTACCGCGAGCGGCGGCTCGCCTTCTCGGGCGTCGGATTGCGCCCCTACGCGCCCTGCCACCTGCGCCTCGACGGGCGGCGGCTGACCTGGGTGCGGCGGACGCGGATCGGGGGCGACGGATGGGACGGTCCCGAGGTTCCGCTCGGGGAGGGGCGCGAGGCCTACCGGGTGCGACTGCTGCGCGCGGGCACACGGCTCGCGGAGGTGATGGTGGGGGCGCCCGAATGGGTGATTCCGGAGGCGGTCTGGTCTGCGGCGGTGGCGGGCGGGCCGCTTGACGCGGAAGTCGTGCAGCTCTCGGACCTCTATGGGGCCGGGCCTGCGGCAAGGAGGATGATCGATGCCTGA